ATATGGGTTCACTTATGACGGTTTTGATGGGAATGCTCGGATTGGGCGGACTTCGCAGTTTTGAAAAGTACAAAGGATTAACTAAATGATGTGGCATTGGTTAACATTATCTAAGTTCTTTGGTAACATAAGTAACTTCTTTTATCATAAGCATGTAGCAACATTAAAAAAGAAACAGGCCTTGACTAAATAATGGGAAGATATAAGATAGACTCAGACTATATAAGGTTTTTATAGAAATGAATGAGATATATCTTGCACAGGCCGTTTTTAGACTTATAAAGGACAGAAGAGAAGTTATTCTTAATGCGTTAGAATATAACAGCGTAAAGAATATGGAGCATTATAAGGAACTAATGGGTGGCCTAGAAGCGTTGGGGTACATTGAAACAGAAATTAAAAACCTTTTAGAAAAACAAGAACAAGAGGAAGTTTAAATGGAAGCCGTTGCTACAGAATTAGAAAAAACATATATAGATCCTAAAGACAGGGTATTAGACCCAAGTCTTATTGATCAAAATTTAATTGACAGAATGCCTCAACCTACGGGTTGGAGGATACTTATCTTGCCTTATAGAGGAAAAGGCAAAACAGAAGGCGGAATTTTGTTGCCTGATAAAGTTGTGGAAGATGGACAAATATCTACTCAAGTAGGGTACGTTTTAAAAGTAGGTCCTTTAGCTTACAAAGATACAGAGAAATTTCCTGCGGGCTCTTGGTGTGCAGAGAAGGATTGGGTAATGTTTGCCCGATATGCTGGTTCACGGTTTAAAATTGATGGCGGAGAAGTCAGAATTTTAAATGATGACGAAATATTAGCTAAAATACTAGACCCTGAAGACATTTTACATTATTAGAGGTAGATATGAGTGGAAATAACGCACAAGCAGAATTAGACCTAGATTTAGGCGAAGAAGGACCAGATGTTGAAGTTATTGTCGAAGAACCAACTACGGATGCTGCGAATGCAGTGGAAGTTGAAGCGGATACGTCTGATGATGAATTTCAAAAGAGTGAAAACCAAACTCAAAAGAGAATTAACCGTCTTACCAAGAAAATGCGCGAAGCTGAGAAAAGCGCTGATGAGGCTACTCGGTTTGCACAAATAAAAGCTAGAGAAAATGAAGAGTTAGCTAAAAGACTTAATCAAATGGATAATAGCTACGTTGACCAGTATAGCGGTCGCGTAGAATCAGAATTAAACCAAACTGAAGCTTCTTTAAGAAGCGCTATGGAAATAGGCGATACTGAAGCAGCGGTAGCAGCTCAAAGAAAAATGACACAATTAGCTGTAGAAGCCGATAGAGCGGCTCAGGCTAAAGCCTCTAATGAAAGAAGGCAAAGACAGCCCATACAACAACAACCTGTTGCGCAGGCCCCGGCTCCAACAGCTAGGCCTGATCCTAAAGCGGAACAGTGGGCACAAAAGAATGATTGGTTTGGCGAAGACAGCGCCATGACCTATGCAGCATTTGGTATTCACAAAGAAATTGTTGAGTCGGAAGGTATTGACCCGAAGAGCGATGAGTACTATGATGTATTAGATAGACGAATGAAGGATGAATTTCCTCATAAGTTTAAAGACGGAGTTCAGAACAAGCGGCCCGCCCAGACGGTTGCATCTGTAAATAGATCCGTTGGAACTGGGCGCAGTAGTGGGAATAAGGTAAGGTTGACTTCAAGACAAGTCGCTATGGCGAAGAAACTTGGGGTTACTTTAGAACAATACGCAAAATACGTTAAGGAGTAGGATAATGGAAAAACAAGACGAACTGTTTGAAGGTTCTATTAAAAGAACTCCTCGCGCAACACAAACAAGAGAGAAGACGGTACAGCGTAAACCGTGGGCTCCACCATCCATGCTGGATGCACCTCCCGCACCAGATGGCTACAAACATCGTTGGATAAGAGCGGAAACTCGTGGCTTTAATGACACTAAGAATGTTTCTGCTAAAATGAGAGAAGGTTGGGAATTAGTTCGCTCAGATGAATATCCAGATTTTGAAGCTCCAGTTGTAGATTCGGGAAAATATGAAGGTGTTTTCGGAGTAGGTGGGTTAGTTTTAGCTCGTATGCCTGATGAAACCATTGCGGAAAGAACAGCTTACTTTGATGGAAGAAAGCATGATCAACTGCAAGCGGTCGATCAAGACATGATGAGAGAGAACGCACATTCAACTATGACGATCAATCGACCAGATCGTCAGTCTCGTGTAACCTTTGGCGGTCCTAAAAAATAGGGCAGCCCCATTAAATGGAGAAAAATAAATGGCAAATCAAATAACTGCTGGTTATGGTCTTCGTCCAATCGGTAAGGTAGGTGGCAATGTTAATAACAATGCCATGACACAGTATGAGATTGCAAATGACTACACAACAGCTATATACAATGGCGGGATCGTTTGTCCCGTTGCTACAGGAACAATCATCATTTCAGATGGTGCGATATCTCCTTTAGGTGTATTAGCCGGAGTAGAATTTGTAGACTCAGTTACTGGTAAGCCTACTTTTAAGAACTATTGGCCGGGATCTAACAGCGTAAGCGTAAATACAAACTTTCCTGTGAAAGCTTTTGTTTATGACGATCCTATGCAATTATTCGTAGTTGCAGCAGACGGTACTAACACTAATAGAGCAACGGCTCTTGCGGATGTTTTTGCTAACTGCGACATGGCTGCCTATAACGGCGGTAGCACTTCTACAGGACAATCTAGTGATTTACTAGATATAAGTACTGGAGCTACTACAAACACCTTAGATGTAAGAATTGTAGGACTTTACGAAGATGAGGCTAACTCAGACTATTCTGCAGTAGGTCATCAGTATATCGTAAGGTTAAACGGTCATTATAATCTTAACACAAGCGCGGCGGTAGGTACCTTCGCCACAACAGGGATATAGAAAGGGTTTAGAAAATGGCTATTTCAAGAGCACAACTAGCAAAAGAGCTAGAACCTGGACTTAACGCACTGTTTGGTCTAGAATACGATCGTTATGAGAACGAGCATTCGGAGATTTTTGATGAAGAATCTTCAGATAGAGCGTTTGAAGAAGAAGTAATGTTAGCAGGCTTTTCAACTGCACCTAATAAGTCAGAGGGTGGCGCGATTAGTTTTGATGACGCACAAGAAACTTACACTGCAAGATACTCACACGAGACTATCGCCTTAGCGTTCTCAATTACTGAGGAAGCTATTGAAGATAACTTGTATGATCGTTTAGCAGGTCGTTACACAAAAGCGTTAGCACGTTCAATGGCTCAGACAAAGCAAATTAAAGCTGCGTCTATTTTGAACAACGCGTTTACTGCAGGTGCTTCTGCAGGTGGCGATGGAGTTGCTTTTATGAGTGCATCACATCCAACTGTTAATGGAACTCAAAGTAATCTTCTTACTGTAGCAGCTGATTTAAATGAAACTTCACTTGAGCAAGCTTTGATTGACATTGCTGGTTTTCAAGATGAACGTGGACTTAAAATTGCTGTACGCGGCATGAAATTGATAATTCCGAAAGAATTACAGTTTGTTGCAGAGCGTGTGTTAAACAGTAACTTGAGACCGGGATCTGCAGATAATGATGCAAATGCTCTAAAGAACATGGGAATGTTACCAGAAGGCGCGGTAGTAAACCATTTCTTAACAGACACAGATGCATTCTTTATTAAGACGGATGCTCCTAACGGTCTTAAATATTTTAACAGAGCAGCTATTAAAACAGCTATGGAAGGTGACTTTGACACTGGAAATATGCGTTTTAAAGCAAGAGAAAGATACAGCTTCGGTTTTTCAGACTGGCGTTGTCTCTTCGGAACACCTGGTGCGGCATAGCCTCCAAGCAAATTATTGCATCAGATTTAAGGGCGGCACTTGCCGCCCTTCTTTTTTTGTGTATAATAAGACTAACCTAACAGTTACATAATGTGACTGACATTTGCCACGATAGGAGATTCACATGGCTAATACAACTTTCGCAGGTCCTATACGATCTGAAGGTGGTTTCACAACCATCAGCAAAAACGGCACAACAGGTGCTATATCAACTTTATCAAGCATAAATTCAAGTGGTTTTGCCTCTTTAGATGCTAACACTATGGCAGTAGAAGCAGGAACTGGTATTACAACAGGTTCAGGCACTATTTACAGATCATCTGTCCAAAGAGTTGGTGGAATAATCACAACAAACATTTTAATTGACTTAACTGGTTTAAGATCAACGGGTGGTGCGGACATCATTGGTGTTAATGGAACTGCATTGGTTTGTCACATTGGTCAAATAACTGCAGCTACTAACGGGACTATTTTAACAGGTAGCATGGAATGTTTTGAAGCACCAGCAGGTGGAGATCCAGACATTAACATACATTCAGCAACAGAAGGAACTGGTGTTGAGGATGGAGCGATATCTGGTCTTGCAGAGACTCTTTTAGTTAACGCTGGAGATGCAACATTAGGAAGTAAAGTTTATTTTACGGGTTTTCCAGCAGCCGATGAGTTTTTATACTTAACAACTGGTGCTGCAACAGATGCAGATTACACAGCAGGTAAGTTATTCATTCAGTTAATGGGTTACGAAGCTTAATTAAGGGGGGATTAATTTCCCCCACTTTACTAAGGAGAATAATATGGGTGTTTCAGATGTAAAAGTCGCTTTTATCAGCGATGAAATTGCAGCAGATCCAGACGGTATTTCAGCCTCAGCACAAGTCGCAAATAACGCCGCATTAGTAATAGGGGGCGCATTGCATGTTGGTAATGCTTACTCTTCCGCAGGTTCATCTAGAAAAATAGTTATTGTATCTGGTGGTAATGACAGTGGCATTTCTTTTACAGTTACAGGAACAGATATTGCAGGTGATGCTTTAGTAGAAACTTTTCTTGGAGCTAATGCAGGAACTGCCACAAGTACTAAATACTTTCAAACAGTTTCAGGTATATCAGCAGTAGGAGATCCGGCAGGAACAGTTACGGCAGGTACCAGTGCAGATGCATTAGATAAAGTGTTCTTTGGGAGAGTTCGTCTTAAAGGGTACTCTATTGTTTCTGGAGGTACAGCGGGTGTTATTGAGTTTTTCAATGGTAGCCCAAATGGTACAGGTTCTGCTCTTTTTAAGGCTAGAACTATTGGCACAGATAACACTACGGTAGATAATACAATACCGTTAAATGGCATTGTATTTGAAGACGGTCTATACGTTGTATACACCAACACTACGGTAGACATGATGAGTTTTTTCTACGCATAGAGATGTAAATGGCAGAAAAAGGCACTATGAAAGGTCATACTATAAGCGGGGGTCAGAAGAGGCCCACTAAATCCGGTGCGGGTATGACTAAGAAAGGTGTTGCTAAATACCGCAGAGATAACCCTGGAAGCAAACTTAAAACAGCTGTAACAGGTAAAGTTAAGGCTGGTAGTAAGGATGCTAAACGTAGAAAGTCTTATTGTGCTAGGAGTGCAGGACAAATGAAACAATTTCCTAAAGCCGCTAAAGATCCTAATAGCAGATTAAGACAAGCTAGAAAAAGGTGGAAGTGCTAATGACAGGTAAAGATATTTTAAAGTTATTGGAAAAACATGAAGCATCTTGTGATAAAAGATACGGTGAAATAAATGATAAACTAAAAAGACTTGAAGATAAACTTTGGGGATTAGCTATTTTAATATTCATTTCCCCTTTTGCAGTAAAAATATTTGAAAGATTCCTTTAATTACGTTTTTTGGAGATATAAATGAGTTTGTACGCTAATATTCACAAAAAAAGAAAGCGAATCGCCGCTGGCTCTGGAGAAACAATGAGAAAAGTTGGGTCAAAAGGTGCCCCAACAAAAGCAAATTTTGTTAAAGCCGCTAAAACCGCTAAAAAGAAAACAAAAAAGGTGTAATAAATGACCACATCTAATTCTACAGATTTTGAGCTGAACGCAGCAGAATACGTTGAAGAGGCTTTTGAAAGGTGTGGATTAGAAGTTCGCACAGGTTACGATTTAGCTACGGCTCGTAGATCTTTAAATTTAATGTTTGCCGAGTGGGCAAACAGAGGTTTGAACCAATGGACCATTACTCAAAGAAGCCAAGCTTTAACCGCAGATGATAGAGAGTATTCTTTAGGAACGGATGTCATTGATATTTTAAATGTTGTTGTAAGACGATCCAGCACTGACTATTCTTTAACAAGAATAAGTAGATCGGATGACCTAG